ACAATCCAAACCTCAAAGCATTCACTGACCGCTTCAAGGGCATCTACGCTCTTCAAGACTTAAGACAGGCTGGCAAGCCAGTCAGCGTTCCAACCATTGCAGAATATGTCGCTGCCCAAAAGGGTATGGCTGACATCTTTAGCGAAGTTGGTTTAACTGACCTTGCTACAGAGCAATTTACTGGAGACTTAATCGGTAAGGGCAACTCCGTTACCACAGTAGCGGACAAGATTTCTAAAGCATTCCAGCGTATTGATATGGCTCCCAAGGCTATCAAGGATACTTTGAGTCGTTACTTCCCAACAGTTGACAGAACAACTCTTGCCAAAACTCTACTTACTGGTCAGAAAGGTGTTGACGCACTCGTTGACGAACTTTCTCAGTATGAAGTACTAGCCGCTGCAGAGCAGCAAGGTTTAGGTTCAATCAACCGAATCGGTGGAGTTGACCTAGGGCGAGCACAAGAATATGCCCGTATGGGTGAAACATTTAGTTCACTCACACCTCAGTTTAGTAAGATTGCTAGAGCATTGCCTACAACATCTAAACTTGCTGGTATTTCAAGAACAGAAGATATTGGTCAGGTAGGACTAGAGCGAGCACTTATTACTCAGTCTGCTAAAGACCTACAGAAACTTGAAGAGTTGACTTCACAAGAAGAAGCCCGCTTTATGGGCAAGGCAGGTCGAGCAGAACTCGGACTTGCATCACAGCGCAGAGCAAATCGCGCTTTCTAAATAGAGAATCCTGAGCGGACCGACCAGCCCCGCCAGCGTATAAGACTGGTAGCAAGAGCCAACCCACAGTCCCCGCGTGGTCATTGAGGCTTGCGACTAACAACGAATAGAAGGGTGGAACGTTGCTATGAGCAACAACTACTGGGAAGACGAAGAAGACGACCTAGATACCAATGATGGTCTGGATGGCAATGACCTAGTTAAGAAACTACGTAAAGCCAAAAGGTCAGACGAAAAGCGTATCAAGGAACTTTCTGAACAACTTGAGGGATTCCTCAAAGAGAAGAAAGAATCGACTGTACGTCAAGTCCTAGAAAAGAAGGGCGTAAACGCTAAGGCTGCACGATTGATTATGAAAGACCTGGAAGATGTTAACGAAGAGACAGTCAATGGCTGGCTCGATGAAAACGCTGACCTATTCGGAATCAAAGTTGCAGATGCCCCCGAAGTAGACAAGAGCAATCTTGCTGCACTACGCAATCAAGATGCACTTACTCAGGGAGCGGTTACTCCCGACAAGGCGCAAGACTTTGAGCAGCGTCTAAACAACGCAGGCTCAGCAGAAGAGATTCTAAGTCTCTTGCGCTCACAAGAATAATCAACCGTTCATAGTCACTTGGAGGTGACAACTCAATGTCCAACGCATACACAGATACAGGTGCTTCCTCTCTCGGAGGTTCCGTTGGTGGTGCTGGTCTCGTACAGAAGGCGTATGACCGTCTTCTCGAGTTCGCTCTCCGTTCTGAACCACTAATTCGTTCAGTCGCAGATAAGCGCCCAGCCCGTCAAGCATTCCCAGGTCAAACAGTAGTTCTACAGAAGTACGTTGACCTCAACCAAGCAACCACTGCTCTTACTGAAACAGTAGACCCAGATGCAGTTGCTCTATCAACACCAACCTCAGTAACCATTACTCTTAACGAGTACGGTAACTCAGTATTGGTCACCCGCGCTCTCGAGTTGTTCTCACTCGCAGATGTCGACCCAGCGATTGCAAACATCATTGCATACAACCTCGCTGACTCAATCGACACCGTTGCGATGACAACTCTACGCTCTGGTACAAACAACATCTTCGCAGGAGACGCAACATCAGTTGCTACTGTTGACGCTGCTGACACAATCGACTCTGCAGATATCCGCAAGTCAGTTGCTAAGTTGCGCGGCAACAAGGCAAAGGCTCGTCGTGGCTCCCTATACTGGACAGGTATTCACCCATCTGTTTCACACGACCTTCGTGCAGAAACAGGAAATATGGGCTGGAACTTCGTTCACGCCAACTCAAATCCAGCAGTAGATAACATCTGGGCTGGAGAAATTGGAGACTACGAAGGCGCATTCTTCGTAGAGTCACCACGTCTTTACAACGCTAAAGTTGGTGCAGACCAGTCTGCATTGACAACAACCGCTGTAACTGTTGCAGGTACTTCAGCAGGCTTCACCTTCGGTGTCGCTTCTTCTTCCGTTATTGCTTCTCGTGCAGAGGCTGGCGACAAGATTGCTGGAACAGGCATCGCATCAGGTTCCAAGATTACAAACATTGCAACCTCTGGTTCAACAACCACAATTACTGTAGACACAGCGTTCACCGCTGCTGTTACTGCAACAACTGTTGTAACTGTAACTCCAGTAACACGTGTATTCAATACAATCGTTTGTGGTGCTCAGGCAATGGCAGAAGCCGTAGCCGAAGAGCCACACGTAGTTATCGGTAACGTAACTGACAAGTTGATGCGCTTCCGCCCGATGGGCTGGTACGGCGTACTCGGCTTCGCAGTCTACCGTGACGAAGCGTTGTATCGCATTACATCTGGTTCCTCAATCGCTGCTCTCTAGTTGATTGACTGTCGGGCTAGGGCAACCTAGCCTGATGGTGAGTTCATTAGGAGGACTTATGGCTGAATGGAAATTTTTACCACCAACGGTGGATGAAGGATTGCAAGGCGTTCAGCGTCTATTCCAGTTCTACAAACTGACTAGAGGCATAAGCATTGTCCTTAATCCCTCAACAGGAACATATCAACAGATTCGTTATCCACTCGATTCAACATTACCTGATTACCCTCAGGTATATCGAGGCGGATACGAGTATACGGTGGACGACGCTACAAAGGCAGCACTCATTGCTGCGAATGTAGGTGTAACAGAAAGTAACTTTACGCAACTATGAAGCACTGGGAATACCATCCAGAACCTGTAGAAGGTTGTTTTGGATGTAAGGGACTATCAATCCAGATGAATGCAGGTGATGCTGACAGTCGTAAGTTTATGACTAACAAGCGTCACAACACAGAATTGAATGCCTACAAAGAAGCAGTAAGACAAGGCATTCAACCAGCAGGAACCACTATGGACAAAATCCAAGCAGCGGTTAATGCAAGTGAGGTATTAGGTAAGCCATATAACGCTGAGAAGATGCCTCCAGCAAAACACATAAACAAAAAAACAGCAGCGGTAATGAAAGAACTAGGAGCATAGATATGCCAATGGTAGGCGATAAGAAGTTCCCATACACAGCCAAGGGTAAGAAGGCAGCGAAGATGTATGCCAAGGCTGAAAAGATGGAAGACAAAGCAATGATGATGAAGTCTAAGAAGAAGGCTGTCAAGAAGGTTGCTAAGAAGATGGGAAAGAAAAAATAATGCCAGGAAGTAATTACGGACGAGCCGCTAGATACATTAAGAATGTTGCAAAAGAATATTCACAATGGGATTCTAGCCGAACAGAAGGAAACACTGGTCAATTCTATGGAGCCTTGTTCTTAGGTCGTCGTTACGATAAGAATGGCAACCTTGTTCAAAAAGGCAAGAACAAGTGAAGAAGACTGCCAAGCAGAAAAAAGTCTCCAAGGTAATGCGTGAGTTCAAGGCTGGAACGTTGCACTCAGGTAAGAATCCAAAGGGACCTAAGAAGGCTCCAGTAGTCAAGTCTCGCAAACAAGCAATCGCTATCGCCCTATCTTCAGCAGGTATGGCTCGTAAAAAGAAAGGTAAGTAAATGCCACAGAAAAAAGTACAACCAGGAGTTGCTTACACCAAGTCTGGAGAAAAGAAAATCTCTGGTTCAGCAAGCACAACTCCAAAGCCTAGAAATACAGTCACTCCTGCAGGTCCAACTGCGTCAATGGTTAGTTCAATCAAGTCCCGCTTTCGCGCTAGATTTGATGACCAGTCAAACGTAGATTCACTTTATCGCTGGAAGTAATGTCTTCGGGTAAGCAAAAACCGCACCGCAAGTTTAATCCTGTTCAAATTAAGGATGGCTATGTGGTGCGGTTAAACAAGAATGGAACAGTAAGAGCAGTACTAGGAAAGTATGGGGAGTATGGCAAAGAAAGCGGACCCAAGGCTTAAGAGGGCTGGAGTATCAGGCTTTAACAAGCCAAAGCGTACCCCTAATCATCCAACCAAAAGCCACGTAGTAGTAGCCAAGTCAGGCGAACAAGTCAAGACAATTCGTTTCGGTGAGCAAGGCGCTAAGACCGCTGGTGCTCCTAAGGCTGGAGAGTCTGACCGTATGAAAAAGAAACGCGCCTCATTCAAAGCACGTCATAGCAAGAATATCGCTAAGGGCAAGATGTCGGCAGCCTACTGGGCAGATAAGGTGAAGTGGTGAAGAAAGCATTTTGGGATAAGAAGAACCCAAAGAAAACTTCTAAGAAATTAACGCCAGCACAAAAGGCTGCGGCAAAGAAAAGGGCTAGGGCAGCAGGACGACCTTACCCAAATCTTATTGATAACGCAGCAGTGGCTAAGAAGAAAGGCAGATAATGGCAACGGGCACAGCAGGTAGTACATTTACTAGCGAGTTGAATAGACTTGCTAATGGTGGGACATATCCAGCAATCGCAGATTACGTAGCGCCTGTTCAGGCTGCCAACGTATATGCAGGTACCACAGGATTAGCCTTGCTTGGCGCTCTTAACCTTAAAGCAGATGCCAACCGTCAACCTGACGATTATAAAGCCCTGGGCGGAATCTGCAACGAATTAGCAGGGACAACAGACCTTTCACCGACTGATGCCTTAAGGAGTATTGACCTGTGACAACTCTACAAGAAATGATTGATGAGGTTCTAATCAACCTCTCGGGTTATACCTATCAACAGGACCGCTCTACATACCTGACCACAGCAGTTACTACATTAACTTCTCCTAGTTCTTCTCCTACCATCCTAAGCCTAGGTTCTACTGACTCAGTAGGTAAGGGCATCATTGAGGTA